AACGCATCTAATAGAGGTGTCTTAGCTTTTTCTGATACTGATTCAGCTACTGACGGTAGATACAGTGGTTTTATTTCATACGACCATAGCGACAATGCCATGAAGTTGCACACCAATGGCGGCACTGAACGTATGATAATAGACTCATCAGGTAAGCTAGGTATAGGTACTACTAATCCTGCGTTTCAGTTCCATTTGTACAATAGCATTACAGGTGCGGCACAAGTTGAGGGTGGGTCAAGAGCAGATATATTCCTTGTAGATTCGGGTTCAGCTACTAATCAAAAAAGACAAACTCTTAGAAGTGATGATGGCAATTTTATAATTGGTACAGAGAATGATGCTCGTACAGCCTTTACTGAGAAGATGCGAATAGACTCATCAGGTAATGTCGGCATAGGTACTACTTCGCCAACAAGAAAACTTACAGTAAAAAGCGGTAGTTCTGGAACAGTCTCCCCATCAACTGCTACTTTGTTTTTAGATTCAACAAGTAGTAATTATATACAATTCGGCGGCTCAACTAGTGGCTCACAGGGTTTAATATTTGGAGATACAAACGATAATGATGTTGGTCTTTTGCAATATAATCATTCTGAAAATAGTATGCGTATGCTTGTTAATACTTCTGAAAGGATGCGGATTGACAGTAGCGGTCGTGTTTTAATCGGCACTACTAGCACAGGTGGTTACAATCCTAAAATGCGGTGCAACGGAAAGATTGCAGCAACAAGTTTCACATCTGAATATGCAGGAAGCGAGTTCCGTGGAAGTGGAAATATGGGTGTAGCAGGTGCAACTTTATACAGCTATACTTCTTATTCAGGTAGCTCACAGAAAATGATGTCCTTCAGGAATAGCTCTGGAAGTTCAGAGTATGGTGCAATAACTGTTTCATTTTCAACCGTATCATACGGCACTGGCTCTGATGAAAGACTTAAAGAAAACATCAAGGATGCAGAGGATGCAGGTAACAAGATTGATGCAATCAAAATTAGACAGTTTGACTGGAAAGAAGGCGGTCATCATCAAGACTATGGTGTAATAGCGCAAGAGTTAGATGAGGTTGCACCCGAAGCAGTAACTAAAGGTGCTACTGAAGATGACATGATGTCAGTAGATTATAGTAAACTAGTACCAACCTTAATTAAAGAAATACAATCACTACGCAACAGAGTTGCAGAACTGGAGAAAAACTAAATGAACTTCACAATAGCAGAACTAGAAAGAAACACAGACAATGGTGTAGTGGTAGCCCACTGGTGTGTTAATAAAGCATCAGGTGAGAACGTAGCGTCAGCTTATGGCACCTGTAACTTTGCACCAGACACGAAGGCTGAAGGCTATATTGCTTATGCTGACCTTACAGAAGCTAATGTGATAGCATGGGTACAAGAGCAATTAGATACTGAGTCTATTGAGGCATCACTGGATGCAGACCTAGCTGAACAAGCATCACCAACAATACTTACAGGGAAGCCGTGGTAATGATTACTATTGATGACAAAACTTATACAGAAGAAGATTTAGATGAGGCACAAATCGTGCAAGTGCAGAGAGTAAATGCGCTACAAGTCGAGCTAAATCAGTTACAAATGCGCTCACAGGAACTCAACATTCTCATAAGTGCGTATGCAAACACTATTAAAGAAGGTTTTTCTGAGGAAGAGTAATGTCAACTGAACTTGAGCCAAGAGTAACTAAGCTAGAGTGGCGTGTAGATAATCACTCTAAACAACTTACTAGATTGCATAACCAAACGTCAGAGTTACGCGAGGAACTACACAACATTAACAAGTCTTTGCTTCAAATCAAATGGCTTGCTATTGGTGGGGCAGTTGTTGTGGTAGGCGAATCTTTAGGCTTAGGCAGTATGATGAAAATATTAGGAGTCTAATATGTGGCAGTCATTAATAGCCCCTGTTGCTAATATTGCAGGTGGTTATTTGAAGAACAAAGCAGAAGAAAAACAAGCTAAGCATGAAGCTAAGATGAAGGTCATACAGAGTGATAGTGACTGGGAATCAAAAGCTGTAGATGCATCTGCTAACTCATGGAAGGATGAGTTCTGGACTATAGTATTGTCTGTTCCTATATTTATGATTGGCTACTCTATTGTTGTAGGTGATCCAGAGATTGTAGGCAGAGTGGAGCAAGGCTTTGTCGCATTGTCTGGGTTGCCTGAGTGGTATCAGTATTTACTATTCATAGCTATTTCTAGTTCGTTTGGCATTAAGGGTGTATCTAAGTTAATGAGTTTGCGTAAGTGAGACTGCTGTTACTTTTATTCTCTGTGTCAGTGTATGCGTCAGACAGCCAACAGAACGGTGATCTGAACAACAACACGCAAGACTCAACAGTCAATAGTAATAATGTCACAACAAGCACTACAACTCAGAATGTAGGTGCGGGGGCAGGGAAGCCTAACCCAGTAAACACTGCTATATCTCCATCACTCATGTCATCAGGTCAAGATACTTGTCTACGATCTGCCAGTGCAGGTATGCAGATAGATGTCTTAGGCATCAATGGTGGTCGATATGTACAGGATGAAGAGTGCAACAGAAGGAAAGATAGTAAAGTTTTAAAAGACATGGGCATGTCTATCGCGGCAGTAAGCCGTATGTGTCAGAACAATAACAACTGGACAGCCATGTTTATCGCAGGAACACCATGCCCCATACTGGTTAATGGTCGTATGGTCTTTGGTAAGAACGCCTTTATAGCCATGAAGAATAACCCGACATTATTTATTCCTGACTATGAAGAGAAAGAAACACACTACAATCAACTACTAGGTATAGGAGTAACAATAGATGAAGAAGATACTAGCGACAATCTTAGCGTGTCTGAGCGTTTCCGCCCACAGCATTAATGTATCTAACTTAGTTGATACCAGTCAAAGCATTGTTGACACATTTGACTCAGGCATTCAAAGAGTATCAGCTTTACAAACATTATCTGAACAAGGATTGATTGCGCCTGATAGTGTGGTGGATGACAGTAAGCTAACTTATGAACAAGCTCAAGCCTACAATGATGCTTTACAAATGACAACGCAAGCAGTCTATACAATGACCGCTAACGAGTTTGTAGACGAGCAGGTAGATCAGGCTAAGATGGAGCTTAACACGGCTGTAAGCGCATTTGTTGGGGCTTCAGAGGTACTTATTAAAGCTGTTGTTGTTAATGACATGGCAGTAGAGACAGAAGAGAGTGGTGATGCTGTACAAGCACAAGAGATACAGTCATTCATTGCTAACAATGATGTTGAGATTACTGACACTCATGTTGATGCGTACAATGATTCACTCGATGCAGTGGAAGAGACAGCCCAAACCTTTGCCGCCTTTGTTGCTGTGCAGAATGATGAGGGTTTAGTGCAGGATATGCAGGCAGAAGTAGATATGATGGGTGATGACTTTATGAATGCTTACGATGCGTCATTTGATTCATCTACTGGATATGCTTCCCTGTCATTCCATACTACTAACGTGGTTATGATTTACAGTTTAGAGGGCGCATTTGTTAGTGCGGCTGATGTACTTGGGGCAGGGCAACAAGGTGAGTTCTATCAAACTGGACCAACTGCTGACGATTGTTTTTACTGTGAGGAATACTAGTGCTTGCTGATACAGAAGTTAATATAGGTGGTACTAAGCTCAAAGGTGTGTGGATAGCGATTGTCCTGACGATAGGTACTTCGATAGGCGGTACTGTATGGACAGCCAGTAGTTTGTACTCAAGATTGGAGACTGTAGAGGCTATACAGATACCTGATACATCAGAGATGCAGGAGCAGTTAGTTGGGTTAGGGAGTAACCTAGAGACTATCATGGAGCGCCAGAAGGAACTGATAGCCCTACAAGAAAGGGTGGTTGACGTAGAGAAGCTAGTTACTGAGATGCAGGTAACTGTAGAAAAAGCTAAGATAGCTACAGAGAATAGTGATAAGATACAGGACAGGCTAGATAAGATTGACAAAGAGGTCGATAGCATCTGGCAGGGCATGGACTACCTATCAAATCCGTATCGAGGTGAATAATGTTTAAGTATTTTAAGTTAAGTGAGTTTGACTGTCAGTGTACTGGCAACAACGAAATGAAAGAAGAGTTTATACACAAACTAGATGAGTTGCGTGAAGCCTGCGGGTTTAGCTTTAACATCACATCTGGCTACCGTGATCCATCACATCCTATCGAAGCGCGTAAATCTAAAGCAGGTACACATGCACAAGGTATAGCGGCTGACATTGCAGTAGCTAACGGTGCAGAGAGATACAAGATTGTTAGTGAGGCTATGCGTCTAGGGTTTACTGGAGTGGGTGTTGCTAAGACATTTATCCATGTAGACATCAGAGAAACTACACCAGTGGTATGGCAATACTAAGACAGTAGGGATTTCTTAGCTGTCTTCTTAGCTTTTTTAAACGCTTTATCTGTGGGTGCGCCTTCTGCACCCTTTTTTCTCATGCGTTCACCACTACCTGCGGCAATGCGTTTTCTCTTAGCGTGTATATTAGAATATAATCCCATTACCATTTAACCTTATTAGCCCAGTATGCGGCAGACATCTTGCCTTTAGCAATGTTCTTTCTATGCCTTGCCTTGAATGATTTGCGTCTAGCTTTATCTTTAGCTGACTTAGGTGACTTGCCTGCCCCTGATACGCCTTGCTGTCCAAACCGTATGGTCTTTACTTTATCACCAGACTTTGCCACCACTACATGAGACTTGGTTGGGTGCGAGGGAGTGCGCTTAGGTTTGTTATAACCTGATACGCCAATACGTTTTAATAGGGATTTAGACATTGCCCTATTATACCAAAAAAAAAGCCCCATATACAGGGGCTAAAACTACACACGATATACACATACTAGGGGAAATGTGTAAGGTTATTCTACATCAAACATCTCAGGATGTTCAAGACTTAATTGCTCTTCAGTTGGTGGTTCAGTGGCTAAAGATATATCAGCCTCTATGTCATCCCATAACTTGATCAACTCATTTCTAGCGTATTGAGAATGACCTTTAAGTGATGCGCTTAATATGTTGATTAGTCTCAACTTATGCTCATCAAAGCCAAACTGCTCTACGTTATCAAACATTATAAACAAAACTTCATCATCTATTTGCACTGCCATATTACACCTCAGTTATAACTGACTGGTTCATAGTTCTCATCTTCATCCATCTTCTTAAACTCTTCCCTGTAATGCTTTGCTATCTCTTTTCTTAATTCTTTATTGGTCTTCATTAACACCTGCCACTTCTCTCTTAGCATCTCCATGTGTCCCTCACCCAACGTCTCTTCAAGCCACGCGGTAAACTCTAGTGGGTTAGCAGTGAATCTCATGTGGCAGTAGTGACACAGACATACCGCATTGTCCATAGACCACCTGACTGACTTTGCCGCTCTGCCATAGATATGAGCGCACTCCATCCTGCCCTCAACCTTATTACAGCTTTCACAAACATGACCTGCTTTCTTCCTAACTACGTCACTAAACCATTTATCTGCCGCATCACGCTTTATTGCCATCTTTAAAATCCTTAGTAGGGAATGATACATAAAGTCCATAAGCCTCTGAAAGGTGTCTTATAATTGTCTCAGCTACCAATGGTACTTCATCAGTAGTTAGTTGCCTACTGCTTTCATCTTTCTCAGGGTACAGCGCACGTTGCACTGTCATCCATATCAAGTCCATTACACTTCGGTCTGTCCACGGTGCTTCAACAGGCTTGCTTAAAACTGGACTGGTAATCACGCATGGAAACCCTGCATCGTTACATCTCTTAGCTATCTCTTTACAGAACACCCACATAGAATTGTTCTGTTTGATGCTTCTAGGCTTGCCTAGCTTGTACTCGAATGTAATGTACTTGTGCTTATCATACATCTGCTCGACAAACTCTTTGTACATAGAAAGTTTCTTAGGTGTATTAACAGTCCACGCTTCACCCATTATATAGCTCTCCTCAAATATTTATTCATCATCTGCTCAGACCTTGTCTCACATCTGTCTAGCAAGAACTCTTGTTTTTTATAAATTATTTTTTCTCCATCCAGTGTAGTAAATGGGTGTCTGACAGAAGGATTTAAAACGCTATCAGTGACATATCTCTCACCGTTTTCTTCGCGGTTAACATACCTCATTCTATTTCTCAGTGTAGTTAATCCTAAACCAGTGATCAAACTCATTTCTTTGTAGGTGTAATATGCCCCAGTAAGAAACTTGTCATTCTCTGTACCAATATACTTAAATGACTTTGCTTTGACTCCCATATCAGCTCTCCATGTAGTATTCAGCTACACTACACTTCTCATTGTAGCGGTTGGTTACACTCTTGCGGTCAGTCATTATGTCGTGACCTTTCTCTTTCAGCTCGAAGATTCTAGCCGCCACTTGTGTAATGCCTAGTTCTTCAAAAGCATTTAGGCAGGTTAGCTTCTTGCCATCTTGTAAATATTTTAAAACTCTCTCTGATTGTGTCATTGTAGTCTCCTGTATTGGAAGTGTTCATCCCAGTCTTTTTTGCTTGCATCAAACTCTATAAAGCAATTTATTAAATTATCCAGTATTTCTTTTAAGTCAGTCAGTCCATCACTTTCCATATCCAACTTGATTTGCATAAAGTCCATAGCCATAGACGCGCGATGTAATTGTATTATCACGTTGTATGCAGGATGGCTCTTATATGCATCGTATCTGCGCTCAAAAAGGTCAGATGGTATATTGTATTCAGACATTTATTACTCCTAGTTTGCCCATGATCTATCGGTTAGTGCGACTTCAATATCACGTTTCTTTATTTGATCAGGTTTTTTCGCCACCTTTGTTAGTGTAGGAGCTTCAACCTCATCTTCCCACCTTGCATTGTTTAGATAGGTTGACGCATGGGGTATAAATGTTTTGTTAGCATCACTCCACTCGCCATGTTTAATCCTCAATGCAATGTTCTCAGCTATCAACATTACAGTATTCTCATCAAGTTTAAGTTTATCCCATGATTTCCTAGCTTGTGCCTTGCCAACCTTTCTTGGGTAAACACTCCAAAATGATTCAAAATGATCTATATTATTAACTGTAATATTAGATGTAGTATTAACTGTATTATTATCCTTAAACTTTTCTTTAATACCCCCATTAACTTTTCTTTGTGGGGTATTTAACTTTTCTTTAATAGGGTCATTAACTAATCTTATATACCTGTTTAAGATTTGTTTAGTACCCCCATCCTGCTCCATCTCAATGCTGACGTAGCCTGCATCTTTAAGACTACCTATCCATTTACTAATAGATACCTTACTGACGTTATATAGTTCTGCAAAGTATCCGTTAGTTGCCCAACAATATCCTTTCTCATTGCAAAGTGCAGTGATCTCACCGTATAAAAGTTTGGCGTTAGGTGTTAGACTCTCATCGTATCTGACGTTAGCAGGGATGATTGCGTAGTAACCTTTCTTATCCATGTTCACCTGCCCTTATAAACTCACTTACTGGTACTTGAAACAGATCAGACAGTGCTATCAATGTAGAACAACTTGGATCACGATGATTGTTTCTTATCAAACTAACAGTAGCAGGGGATAATCCACCCTCTCTAGCTATATCAGCTTGGGTCATACGGTGTGTCTTCATATAAAAGTCTAGCGATTTGTTAATATCCATGTGAACTCCTTAGTAATTTGTAATCATCATATACTAATGTAAAATAGTTTGCAAATAAATATTGACAACAGTGTACACATTAACTAATATGTCAGCACACAAACACAAAAGAGGACAGCAAAATGCGATTACCACTTATATTTGAGGAATACAATTACAGTAAAGCCTCAACCCAGTTCCCACTGATCGAGCCTTGGTCTTCTGATAAAGAAGTAGAAGATACTGCATGGCAATATACTATCGACCTGATGAAAAATGACTATGATATATTGATTGAGTCTTTCGTAGGCGAGCATCTTGAAAGCGTACAGGATATGGGGAAGTATCACCATAATGTACTGTTGGCTTTGGCTGATCAGGATTACCACAGAATAGGCAGGCTAGTTGAAGAAGCTATGGGAGCATTCAACCAGAAGACGGTTGCTTATATTGAAGAGCACCAATCACAAATGGAGACGAGAAATGTCTGATTTAAATAAACTAAATGATTTTGACCGAGGTGAGTTCGATGCCTTGCATGGATACCCTGCGCGTGATTGCGAGACTGAAGATTATATACTGGGGTATGCAACACAGTATGCAAAAGACCAGAACGCTACTTGGTATAGCGAGAAACAATTTGAAGCAATAATGGGGGGTGCATAATGAGTAATGTATGGACAACACTGTCAGCGATTGACGTATCTAAAAACATCGAGAAGAAGGGTAACTTGAGTTACCTTTCATGGGCGTATGCTTGGGGTACACTGATGAAGTATTACCCTGATGCTAGTTACTGCTACTTTGAGCCAAACATAGACCAGAATGGTACTGTTGAGGTCGAGGTGGAGATGACTGTTGACGGTATCACCAGACGTATGTGGCTACCAGTGATGGATAACAGAAACAAAGCGGTAGTAAATCCAACATCAAGAGATGTGAGTGATGCTAGAATGCGATGCTTAGTTAAGTGTATAGCTATGTTTGGGTTAGGTCATTACATCTACGCAGGAGAAGACCTGCCGTTAGCGGTGATGGATACCCCTATCAGTGAAGACCAGTCAGCTAAGCTAAAAGGATTGCTAGAGCAAACAGACAGCGATGTTAAGAAGTTCTGTCAGGTGTTCAAGTGCAAGACAGTTGATGAGTTATCAGTAGCCCAGTATGACCGAGCAATCGCAATGTTGGAGAAGAAACTTGAAAATACTGGAAGCTGAGCAGGGTACGCAGGAATGGCTAGATGCTAGGTTAGGCAGACCCAGTGCTAGTCAGTTCTCAAAGCTAATCACTACGGCAGGGAAGCCTAGTGCATCAGCAGATGAATACATAAACATCTTAATAGCTGAGAGAATACTTGGTGAATCAGAGCCAATCTACGTTAATGAGTGGATGCAGAGAGGGACTGAGCTAGAGCCAGAAGCTCGCGCAATGTATGAGTTAATGCACAGTGTTGACGTAGAAGAAGTAGGGTTTATACTAGATGACTCAGGAGAGTTCGGCTGTAGCCCTGATGGGTTGATTGATGAAGATGGGGGTGTTGAGTTTAAATGCCCTGCACCAAAGAACCACATAGCATGGAGTAGAAAGGGCGTATGTCCGAGTAAACATTATGCTCAGGTACAGGGTTGCTTGTATATTACAGGCAGAGAATGGTGGGATTTTATGTCTTACCACCCTGATATGAAGCCCTTTATTGTGCGTGTTGAGCGTGATGAAGAGTTTATCGAGAAACTGGCTAAGCAAATAAACCTAGCCGTAGAGGAAATTAAATCAGAAGTGAGGAATTTAGCATGAGCAAGATAGGAATCTCAGTATCTATAGATGTGACCAAGATTGATAAGTCACGCATCAAAGAAGTAACCAAGAAAGATGGGTCAGTTGCAAAGTATGTGAACCTGACTACCTTTATCAACCCAACTGAAGAAGATCAGTATGGCAATCATGGCTTTATTGCACAGTCTCAGGACAAAGAAGAGCGTGAGTCTGGTGCAGAGCGACCACCCATTCTAGGTAATTGTAAAGTTATCTACACTGAAGGCGGTCAGGCTAAGAAGCAAGATGATTTCCTATCTGAAGATGTACCCTTTTAAGGAGTGAATGATGCCTAAGAAAAAGATTAAAGAAGCGATTGAAGAAGCGCACGAGATGGCAGATAAGGCTATTGATGATGCTCAGGCTGAAATCGATGAGACTCGCACCGAATTGAAAGCATGGCTTAACAGTCCTGCCAAAGTAACGAACGGTCAACTGCTCGCTGTAGCGGTATTGACTCTAGCACTGGTACTCCTCTAGGTTAGGGCGCAAGCCCGTGTAACTGGTTTGGCTCACCAGTAACCGAAACGAGCCATTACATTTTGGTATATACTGTATAGATAAACAGCATTAGAATTAATTTTAGGAATCACTATAATACACCCCGCGAGGTAAGAGAATGACCAAGCATCTTGTAATACCTGATACCCAAGTTAAACCTAACCAACCTATTGACCATCTTAGATGGGCAGGACTATATGCTGTTGATAAAAAACCAGATGTTATTATCCATATTGGCGATCATTTTGATATGCCTAGCCTTAGCTCATGGGACATCGGCAAGAAGTCCTTTGAGGGCAGACGCTACACAGATGACATTGAGTCAGGCATCAAGGGAATGGAAGCATTCATCGCACCCATCAGGGAAGAACAACAGCGACTCATTAAGAACAAGCACAAACAGTGGAATCCACGACTGGTATTCACTCTCGGAAACCATGAACAACGAATTGAACGCGCTATTGAAACCGATCCAAAATTAGATGGTTTGATTGGGTATCATGATTTCAAACTTGATGAGTTTGGGTTTGAGGTCTATGATTTCTTAGAGGTAGCAGTTATAGATGGGATAGCTTACTCTCACTACTTCACCAGTGGGGTAATGGGTAGACCAGTCTCAAGTGCTAGGAATATGCTATCTAAAAAGATGATGTCTTGCGTGATGGGTCATGTGCAGGATAGGGATATTGCCTACGCTCGCAGGGCTGACGGGAAGAATATCTTGGGCTTGTTCTCAGGTATATACTACCAACATGATGAAGACTATTTATCTGCTCAAACCAATGGCTCTTGGAAGGGTATCTGGCTGTTAAATGAAGTGGAAGATGGTTCGTGTGATGAGCTTCCAATATCTATGAATTTTTTGAGGGATAAGTATGCAGGCAAGTGAGAAAGATTGGCTAGGTTTGCAGGAAAATCACCCTGCTATTGAGAAGTCTAAACTAGATGATGTAAACAGCCCTGAACACTATGCTAGTGGTAGTGTTGAATGTATTGATGCGATTGAATCAAGTATGAATCCAGAAGCATTTGCGGGGTATTGTAAGGGGAATTGTATTAAGTATTTATGGCGTTATCTAGATAAAGGCGGAGTACAATCTCTAGAAAAGTGCCAATGGTATCTAAACAGGTTACTAGAAGCAGAAAAAACGCGCCTATAGGGATTTCTAAGCGCGTTTCTCTGTACTACCTATGCTACCCTACAGGGTTACTCTTCAATTTCGATATAAGCACCTGTACGGTTCTTTTTAAACACTCGAATAACGCCAGTCGATTCGCTTTCAATTTGGATTAGATTAAAATCATTTTTCCAAGTCCAAGTATTCAACTCGTGTACGTCATTCAACACTGCCTTATGGGATAGACTGCCGTCATCATTTAATTTATGCGCTATCATTTTGTCACCTCGTCAATTATTTGTACTACCTATGCTACCCT